GATTGAATGTACCAGTGAATAGGTCGGTCACAGCAGTCAATTCCTGGGTGGGTGTATTGATATTGTTGCCAAAAAATGGCATCTGTTGTGTTTCGCGGTTGGGCAAGGGCGACGGAGTAAAACCTTCTTTGCGATCACTGCTGGCGATTTGACGACCCGCCACAGCAATCCCTAACAAGGCCACAAGACTCAATGGGTCCATATTAAAACTAGAGAAGATTTAAAAATTACTTATACCTGCGGTCAAAAAGAACGTTCTGGACATCCGCGCGACTGCTCGACGGATCCCATGACCGGGTTCGGAGAGGCACCGAGCAGGACATGTCCTTGGAAGGGAAGTCGTAAGACCGACCCTGGTAACCCTTCTTGAAGAATGTGGTGGACTGAGGTCGGAGCATGTCCTCGACCATAATGAGGTTTCCAGGAGCACCCTTGCCCGCCATGTAGGGGGCGGTACCGTAGATGGGTGTCGAAGCGCGTCCCGAACCTGCATAGTTGAGGTTGCTGACCACGGGAGGCGCCATCACGTGATCGTATGCACAGTTCACAGGCAGACTCTCTGCGTCCAAAAGGACACTTGATGTGTTAAGCTGATAAGCCATATTACTATCACCAGAGATTTTAACTAGTGGTGCCACCGAAAGTTCCTCTGAGTTGCTGAAGTTCAGGCATTCTGGACTGTCCGAACATTGAGGCGTCGTTGGGGTAGCACGCCTGAGTTTCGTCCCTACAGACCTTGTTCATCATGGGACCGTAGGCGGATCGAAGGAATGCGCTCTGATCGTTGGGGATGGTCGTGGATGGCATGCTATAAAAGGAACGGAACGCCTGGTTGCGACTCGAATAGACATCTGCCTGATCTGTTGGTGTATTCTCGTTTAGGAACTTCTTGACCTTGTCCTTTACGGTCGGGTAGTAGCAAGCGGCCGGGCGCTTTGGATTGTCCACATAGTCTGATATGAGCACGTTGGCCATGGGATTATCCTTGGTAGGTTGTTCACATGTCTGACCTGGCATCATTAGATTAAAACGAGACCCTTCCTCTTCGAACGAAGCGGGTCGCATGCCTTCCTTGATGCCTCCCGCCAGAAGCATAGAAGCCATGACCATGATAACCGTGAGACCCAGATAAATAACCCTGATGTCGCGATTGATGACGTAAAGAATCGCCATGGTGTAGAGGATGAACCTCGTGGCGGCATTGAGCCTCTCCACTGGATTCTGCTTAGCCAAAGGCCAAAAGATCAGCACCTTATTCTTGGCAAACAGGTGCGATGGATTTCTAAACCACGGTTGTTCCATTCTTATTTATTGACTAGTTATTTTTTTCACTGAGGTGACTGAAAAATATTGCCCAGGTTTCCCATGAGCGGACCGAGCATGTCCATGATCTTGGACTCGTCGAGACCTCCCTGACCGTCACCAAAATGTTCCTCTACCTTTGATGTCATCTCCTGTATCATCTCAGGCTTCAATAGATTTCCAAGAAGACCGGCAAGGGGATTTTCCTCGCCACCGTCGTCTCCTTCCTGGGGTGCAAACAACTGATTAATTTTCTCGGGCGAAAAGTCCATGTTAGTCTCGCGAGACTCCTCGATCTCCTCTTCACTTACATTGTTTCCAAGAACATAGAGACCCTGAACGTATTGCCAAATCGCCGCCCGACTCGCGTCCGAAAGTTCAGATTTCCACATAGACTCCAGATCCAGGGTCTTGAGAATTCCGTAACTCCGAGAAAGCTCTTCAAAAATTTGTTCATCCTGATTGCGAATGAGATCCTCATGGGGCTTCACATTCTTTATGAACGTTTCCAGACAAACACCAGGATCCTTCTTGATCAGCATGTTGACCGTATTCCTGTAAGTCTTCACAATGGTGTTCTCTGGGAACGTGTGAGCCAACTCGTCAACAAACTGCAATAGAAGTTCGTTAAATGTATCTACGCTGGCCATTTCGTACTATTTAAAATGAGTAAAATCTTTAACTAAATACCGCGACTAACTTCTGGGAAGGGAGTTTCATAAATCTCTTCGCGCTGCGAGATGCCAAGATAGACGATGACACCGACAAGGATAGCATTAAGGATGGCTGGTTTTATCATGTCCGCATTCCTTGGGGGTTCCTCGCGGTTGAGACGAGCCACCAGTTGAACGTAAGCCATTGTGACTACCGCACCAACCAAAGCAGCAATCAAAGGATTTTTAAGTGAATCACTTATCATTATTACATAAAGTATATTTTAGTATGTTTAACGGCTCGCACTTGGGTTGATAGAAAAGTCTTCTTCTTCTTCTTCTGATGGCAACATGGGTGATCTATTTGTGATCTTGTCAGTAAAAGTAAAACTCTTTGTTTCGTTCTCCTGAGATGGTTCTTCTGATTCCATTTCGGGTACCTCTTCTGTCGCCTGTTCGGTTTCTTCAAGTGTTTCGCCTTCACCTGGAAACATACTGGTCTCCTCTTCCATAGTTTCGGGCTCTGGCTCTGGCTCCGGCTCTGGCTCTGGCTCTGGCTCGATATTCTCGCCGTTCATGACATCCACGGCATTCTTGTTAAGGTAGGTCTTCAGGATCTGATTTATTGGAAGCATCTCCTTGACAGTCTCCTCGACAACTCCATCCATCCGCTTGATAAGATCCTTGCGACGGTCGGTCCTGCTCACGACCTCCTGATAGATATAGGGGTCTTCGTAGATCCGCTTAGCAACATTAGTATAGACACCCAATACGAAAACATCGTTGCTAGGAATCTTGAGCGACACCTTGCGTGAATCCTTGGAAAGGCGAACCGAAGAAATGATCTTGACCGTGGCGACAAAGACAGCTGCTGTCATCTCATCAAGACATCCACCGCATCTGTCTACACACTTACCCACTTCGGTATCTATCTGATAGTTGTTCCACTGTGGGATCTTGGCAAGTTTCTCCTGAAACATTTTGAGCGTGTTGCGTCCCTGTGTCTCCACCTTGGATTCGGCGTACAGTGAATCCATACAATCCAGTGCACTCGGGAGAATGGTGGACGCAAGCTGATTTAGGAGCTCCTTCTTAGCTTCTACGAGAACGTTAAGGTTATTGTCCATAGTTAATGATAAAATGTATTTAAATCAGCGATATTTGTCCGCGGCTTTTTTCAGGTTTGCCAGGGACGCAAATTCGTTCTCAGGTTCCTTTGGTTTTGCCTTGGGCTTTGTTCTTGGATACCATGAAACAAACAACTGACCATTCTCATAAAGTTGCGTGAAGAAACCTCCATTTGAAAACTGTCTCTCCACATATTGTGTGGCCTTATTCACGTCGAACGTGGGAAATCCTATAAGGAACGAAGGTACTTGAATCCAAGTTTCGTGCAGACCGAGATCGGCGACCTGTCTCACCTTGGCACTGGCGCGTTCGTAAAGTTCCGTATAGAGTTTCTTTTTTAGCTCTCGTTTGCGATGGTCGATCTGTTGAACTTCGTCCACCCTCAAGGGCATTTCTACTAATCTTTTATTTTTTACTAATTCGCATTTTACGTATCCTCATCTGGATTTTTGGCGAGCCATTTGTTCGAGGCAGCAACGGTCTTAGAATACCTCATATCTTCACCTTCACCCCACTTTTTCTTAATAGCCATGTCCACGAGAGAAAGGGCACTCTTGTTCGGGATGTTGGCGTTGGCAATGGTGTTGTAGGGCATCCATTCACCCACCTGAAGTTTATCCCCGAAAGCCTTAATCGGTTCGCCGTCCTTGAGGGGCTGACTGGTGATACCCTGGATCTTGATTCCATCATTATCACCGATAGCAATCACGTCCACTTCAGTTCCGTAGAATCTCTCGGTCTCCAAGAGGATGAAGCGACATCGGTAAGTAGCAGGAACATTGTCAGGTACGGTGCCATAAGTTTGATCACGTTTGAGTTGGTCAAGATAATTGATAAGAGAGGTTCTAGTAGTAATCTGACCCGCATCTTCGGCATCCGGCGTTTCGATAACGTTTTTTCCTCGCGCCTCTAGATAATCAACGTAAGCATTATAAACATCCGGGCGATTTGTTCTGAGTTGTTTGATCTTGTCGGGGGAATCAAATACCTGAATAAACACGGTCTCGATCGGGAACATCTTGAGACCCTTGGTGTCGAAGATTTCCTGTACGGTGGCGTCAACGATTTTCTTGATCATCTGTGCCTTGATGGCAACGTCTTCTACGGGATTTCCCGTAATCTCGAGGTTTCCCTCTGTAATCACCCCAGACACCTCGGGACGAAACCCAGCAAATCCACGATCCCATTTGAGACCTTCGCGGTTCATCAGGAAATACCCAGCAATTGCGACTGCCAGCACGATGAGAATTATAGTCTGCATACGCATCTTATATTATGGTGCGAAATTATATCGCCTGATAAATTCATCAACACTTTTAAAGAAGCATGTTTGCGATCATGCTGTACAGTCCACGGTGTCAACATTGCCTTGAGATTTTCAAATTGTTAGATCAGTGTCCCATTAAGGAACAAATCAAGTATCAAAATATTCACGAAGAACCAATCCCGGAAGATTACCGAAAGGTGTTGACCCACGTACCGGCACTGATCACCAAGGATGGTCGCCCCCTGATGGGTTCGGAAGTGAAGCAGTGGGTTCTTTCAATGATGCCATCAGAAATTGAGTCCTTCGATCATTCGGCATTTGCTTCCTTTGATGGAAACGTCAATAGCGCACCTGGTCTCTTTGAACTTGAATCCTACGGCGCCCCACTGGCACCTCCAATGACCCCAGAGTTGGAAGCCAAGATAAACAAGAAAACCACCAGTAACTAAATGATTACTAAACCAGATGAAGTTCCCAGGTCTCTCGGAAATGTCTATTCCTACAAACAAGGTTACAGTTCATGGAAAGAATTTGTGTCAGCCCGTGGAGAGACAGGGTTCAAACAATTCCTTAATGATCTTTATGCGCGCGACTTAAAGATTTCACGCACTCAATCTAGTAAATGTTCTTGAAAACGATTCAAGCATCTGCATTTAAAAACATCTTTGAGGTTCTCAAGGACATCCTCAATGATGTTAATGTATCTTTTAGTAAAATGGGCATACACATGTTGACCCTGGATAATGCCCGCACGGCCATGGTGGAACTATTTCTGGACGCCAGTCAGTTTGAGGAATATTCATGTGAGAACGAGATCATCGTTGGGATCAATACCACCAATGTTTTTAGAGTTCTCAAGTCGGTCACGACAAATGATGTCTTAATTATGAAGATAGAGGAAGACCACGTTCTCAATATTTCCATCGAAAACAGTGGAAAGAAAAGTCGAAGTCATTTCAATCTTAGACTATTGGACATAAATGACGAAATGTTCGATGCACCCAATCTACCCGTGATAAGCATCACAACATTTCAGACCGTAGACTTTCAACGACTTTGTAGAGATATTTCACACATTGGTTCTGAACTTTCCATCGAGCGTTCCTACAAGAAGGTCGGCTTCAGGTGCGTTGGAGATTTTGCCGAACAGTACACAGAATATGATATTGATTCGGATACCACCGAGTTTGAGGCCATGAAAGATACTTTTTCTTTAAAGTATTTGAACTTGTTCACTAAGGCCACTTCGATGTGTTCAAATATGAAACTTCTCCACCACGGAGAGGAAATGCCTCTCGTCCTGGAGTACAAGGTTACTTCTCTCGGTGAACTCAGATTCTATCTGGCACCAAAGTCTGAGGAGTAAGAAGGTCGTCCTTCTTGATAATGATCGTATTACCAAACATATAGACACGCCATTCATCCGGCACCTCTTCGTTAGCATCAAATAGATCCATCATACGGATGTCTTTGACGTTGTGAAAGTCCGATCGCGGTCCGGCGTAACGAAGGAAGCGAGCCGTATCCCACATGATCACTTCTCTGTTTTCCATGACGGCCTCGACCTTCTGGATCATGGTGGGACCCTTCATCCTTGGTTCTTCCTCTTCTTCTATATAATCGACCTTGCGCCAAGGGTCCCTTGACACCAACGAGTAAGGAGAACCGCGGTAGGTATATTCCTGTTCATAACGAATGTTCTCGACACATTCGGGCTTCCTCCTCCTAAGAACATACATAGCATCCCTGAAGTCGGGGTAGTAACACATGCTATAAACTTCCCCAGATTTCATCAAGGGCCAACTCTCCATGATCCTCTTCCATTCAGACGTAGGAAACAGACAATCTTTTTTAGTATTAATATCATAAATCATCTTCAAGGGCATAGTGACTCTGTAAGGATTCTCGTTATACCACCATCCAATCAACTTGACCATAAAATTATACATTTAAAGTTATAGTGATATTTTTCTTTAAATGAGTTTACTTGAAAGATATAATATGAAGATCAAGGAATATGAAAATGATCAAGTGTCTTTGCACAACTACATAACAATGTCAGCACCATTCATAAAAAGATACCAAGAAGAAAATTGTCGGCGTGATATTTTTCTGGAATACATGCGCGTAGTGGAAAACGATGTAACGACCGCCAATGACACGGACTTTATCGATACCAATATCGTATCTGTAGATAGATGTAATGAATGCAATTCTACAAATGTTTATGAAAATGATAATGAAGGGGAAATTGTATGTCTGGATTGTGGCGCATGTGAAAAATACATATCCACCAGATTGTCCTATCAAGACGAACAGGACATTTCAAAAAATACACAATACTCGTATAAACGACAGAATCACTTCAATGAATGGGTTCAACAATTTCAAGGCAAGGAGACCGCCAACATCCCAGACGACCTAATCGAACAACTGAGATACGAACTCAAGAAACAACGCATAGAACAAGTTTCAAAGATCACCCACGCCAAAGTCAGAGGGCTCTTGAAAAAATTGCGTCAAAATAAATACTATGAACACATTCCTTATATTGCGAATATTCTCACTGGCGTCAGACCGCCGGAAATGCCACCTGCACTTGAAGAGCGTCTTAGACTAATGTTTAATGAAATTCAGGAACCGTTTGATCATGTGTGCCCCAAGAACCGCAAGAACTTCCTATCATATCCTTACGTACTCTACAAGTTTTGCGAACTTCTAGGAGAGGATCAATACTTGCCTTATTTTCCGCTACTGAAGTCCAAGGAAAAACTCACACAACAGGATATAATATGGAGAGCCATGTGCAAGATACTTCGGTATGAATTTATTCCTACTCTATAACAAGTAAGGATATGTCGTCCTATATGAGACTTAATGATGGAATCTCACTCAACAAAATTAATCCGTTCGCGGATCCAATGGAATTCACCCCCGGCGTTCCCTTGGGCGGTGCCTACAAGACGGTCTACGCACAGTCCAAGCAGCCGCAGATGGCACTCGCGAATGAGGTTCGCCCGGTAGGCGATGCACTCGGGGGAATCATTGCGCCTCAGGACCTCGAGCCTAGCCAAGGATGCGAGAAGACGATCGCAGCAGGGTGGAGAACCCCCTACTACTGCACACCAGGTTCCCAGGATTACCCACTCAACCGCAAAGCCTATCCAGAAAGAAATTACTCACTACCCCCTTGGCTAAACGTCGTCGCACCCATGAAGGATAATATTATCACCGGAACCGAAGGGATGATCGGGAGCATGGATGTCGCCAACGCTGCGGGAAACACCGCAACTTGTATCCTCATAGCCCTCAGTATATTGACGCTGGTTAAATTTTTGTAATTTTCTCACTTTCAATTTTAGGGTTTAGTTGTTTTAGTGTTTCTTTTGTACACTGAATTTTATTCAGGATACCCAGACACTCATGATTCTCTAACTGAATACAACTGGTGCATAGTGTCTTGAGATCACACCAAGAACAGGTGATGTACACGAGACCCTTCTTCTTACAGTGAACACATCTCATATTAAAGAAGAGTTGCGTTTTCTTTTTAAATATGGAGACCAAAAACTTTCGAACGTTCCTTGGGAACATCATCAAAGCGCGCGATGAGATCAAAGGAAACAAACCAACATTACCCAGAGTGTCCACGATGACCGTCATGGGTGGCAGGGATGGTGCCACGACGTCCCTCGCGACCTTCCAGGAAAAGTTCGTCAACGGAAATCATGGATGGAATATGGGAACCACTCACTTTAACAACTCACTGACACTATCAAAGGACGTCGGAGAAACAAAAAAACGATCTGTCAAACTGTTTCCTAACGGCAAGATTCATGTAACGGGTTCATCTACGCCAATGGAAGGACTTGAAATCATTCAAGAAATTCAAACAATAGTAGATGAGGTCTTTCCCGAGACCAAGAACCTTCCCATGTCGCCCATGGAAACACAGATGATCAATGCAACCTTCCGTTTGCCTCACGGCATCGATCAACTGGCCCTATTGGAACTTTACAAGAAACATCGCAAGCACGTAAAGAAGGTATCTCTTAACCCCGAGACCTACTCAGCCGTGAAAGCCAAGATGTTCGATATGACCGTAAGCATCTTCAAGACCGGTAGCATCGTGATGTCGGGAGCCAAAAACTTCAAAGACCTGACCATGGCATACAAATTCTTGATCAAGAACCTTTATGACCCCAGAGTCAAGGGAAATGACATAGAGATCAAAGTCAAAAACGATCTCCTAGTTCATCAGCGCGAACAATTTCACCAGAGCATCAGAGATTTTTATCTATTCAGTAAGTAAAAGATGTCTCAGCGTCTTGGTATGGCCGATGGTCGCGCCTTCACTATTTATAGTTCGAACCAGCTCCTCAATGACAAGATCATGAGTAATAACGGTATCGCATACCCTCTCAACTACCGGTACCGTCAGCTGATCGCCAAGATGGGACCGGAACTTCTTAACCCCATCACCAACCTGCAGCGCGTGGGACCCGTCCCTGCCAACAGCATCACCCGGTGCTTCTCGGCGGATGTCCCCCTGCTCAAGGTCCCAAAGACTAATTAAATAATAAACGCCTTGAAATTCCATTATGGACTACGTAAAGCAATTTCAAGATGCATGCGCCGCTATGAAGAGGGACGGAACGCTCACCCAGGAGAGGATGACCGTCGCCTGGCTCATGTTTATGCCCAAGGATCAAGCTGAAAAGGCAATGAAGCTTAGTTCGCGTAAAGCAGACCGCCCATCCCGTTCTGGACTCTGAGGATGTTGTAGTTGACCGCGTATACTGGAGTGTTGATAGTGTTACTGCCGTAAAGGCGAAGTGTCGCCGAGTCCATACGCGAGAAGTTGCACGTTCCGGTGGGCTGGAGCTTGGAGGCATCCAGACAGAAGGGGATCATCAGAGTTACGCTATCAAACCCTTCGTCCGCAGCGGTAAGGTTTGCACCGAACTGCGTGTGGTAGTAAGCAGACGCCTGGTTGTAGTGAGGAGTCGCAGGCTTCTTCTCGCCAACATCCACGCCGTTGAGCTGAAGAAGGACGTCGTTCGAGTCATCAAAATTGGAGCCCGTGGAGGCAATGAACTTGACGGGGTGATTGAACGTGAGGTCCATGGTTTTTGAACCGGAAGCGGGGATGCGCTGAACCTGGTGAATGAGCATATCCATGGGCTTCTCGGCCATCATACGGCGCTCATCGGTATCGAGGTAGATGTAACGAGCCCATGCCTCCATCGTGTTGGTCACACTGGAACCCCAGTAGATTCGCATCTCCACATCGTGGTACTGGAGGGCGATCAGAGGAAGTGCTGACTGCCAGTTCTCGCAGAACCAGAACTTAAGAGGATAGAAATAGGTCGTAGGGTCTGTTCCATCCGGACCTGAACCATACACACCCTTGGAGAAGGAGTTCGCCATGATGTCGGTGTGAATCTTGGTGGAATACTCAAAGTGCTGAGTGTCAATTAACTGACCACCAATATAAAGTTCGACCTTATCAACATCATCGGTCCAGTTAATGTTTTGTGAATCGCCACCAGAGGTGCTCACGAGATACACATAAGAAAGAAGGTCACCCTTGCGCTCGAAGCGGATCGACGAGAGACCGTTGTTCGCCGGGGTGTTCTGAATCACCTGACGCTCAATCACACCTGAAAAGTTAGTGTGGCGCTTGTATGATGACTGGAAAAAGCTCACCTCCGGGTTGCCAACCAGGTGCGTATCCTGGGCACCCACCGCGACAAGTTGCGTAATACCACCCGACATATTTC